ATCAATAGCTACGCCACCACTTCTTTTAGTAGTAGCACCTATTGCACCTATTCCAAATCCTACACCGTACATTATCCGATAACTAAAGCAACTGAACCACTCGTTAACGTTACACCGCTAAACAATACACCTAAACCCGTGATATAAGCCCCTGCTTTTACTGCCGTAGCAGGAGTTGAAATATAACTAGCTTTAACGTCTGTTCCTGCTACTCTAATAGCACTAAATACCGTATCTTCTAATACTAAAATTCCTGCAATTGTTTTTGTTACTGCTGTTGTATCGTTGCAAATGTAAACCCCTTTACTTGCTACTAATTTGTCTATGTTTGGTAAACTCATTTTATTTATTTTATACTGTTAAATCTCCACTTAAAACCCATGTATTAGTGTCTCTTTTGTATAACGTTGCTACGCTATACTGACTAGCTAATTTTAATTTATTACCTGCACTTAAAATAGTTACACCCGTATCTGCAACTAAACTTGGTAACCCTGCACCTAAATTAAATACCTTTATTTCTGTACCAATTGTAAAGGCTACACTTGTATTATTCGGTACTGTAATATTTGTTGCTCCTGCATTACTTACTTCTAACCAATTACTTTGCTCTCTTAATGCTAAAGTATAACTAGCCGTTTCTGTATTTATAGAACTCTTTAAAACGTAGTCTTTAATGTTTGCACCCGTTACGCTTTTAGTGAAGTAAGAACCTCCTGACAAATCTGAAATCTCTATTAAATCACTAGATTCTAATATAGCACCTTTTGCTGTTAATTCACTTATTCTTTGATTGCTCATTTTGTTCTAACTTCTTTAATAATAACGTTAACTTTTTTAGGTTGTTATTTTTAGCTTCTTTTTTCATAAACACCAACTTGTAAAATTTGTATCGTGGTCAGGGTAAGTGTCATCGTTTGAGTTACTATTATACTCAGGAAACGAAGATTGATTAAAACTCATATACCTTACAAAGCGTTCTGTATAGTGTTGAGCCAAACTAGTTTCTTTATCAATTAAAAAGTCTATTTCGTTTTTGTCTACATTACTAGCGTTTTCAGAACTATGTTTGAATATACCTTTAGCGTTAATTGTATAACTTGCAAACGGTAACCACTCAACCATTGCCCAATGAATAAGCATAGGTTTAACGTAAGTAGTTAATAAAGACAAATAATTACCACTTAAAGTATTCGCTACAATATCTGCTTTTAACTTATTGAATAAATCAGTACCTAAATAATTAGCTATATGAATCTCTTGTGCTATCTTCACATACTGAATGAACATATCAGTGTCTATATTGCCATTTAAGCTAGTGTGCTTAACTAAATCTGTTCTATTGATTAATAGTGCTTCTGCCATCTTTATTGTACGTCTGAGGGTAAATTTTTATTTCTAGGGCTAAATCCCTTTAAAGGTAAGTTTTTAGGGTAAATAGAAACTTCGTAAGGATTAGTAACTTTAAAGCCTTTAATCTCTGCTGCTCTAGTTCCGATTTCTTCGTAACCGTTTTCCATTTTGTTTAAGTCAAGCATCATTGTAACACGTTGCCATTTATGACTGCATCTCGCACCACCCTTAAACTTAAATATATCGTAGTAATCACTTCCAAACTCTCCAAATCCTGCGTTAACTTTCTTTGTTGCCATTAACTCAATATCTTCTTTACGATATAGTTTATTAGCGTTCATCATTACTTGACAAAATTCTCTTTCGGGTGCTTTATTACCCGTATATTTATACCTTACTTTAAAGTATTTTTCCTTAACTAACTTATCTTGTTCACTCTTTTGAGTAGGATTAGCTTTCCCCGTTGAAACTAGATTAATCGCTTTTTGAATTAAAGATAATTTAACCTCTTGTAACTTGCTTTCTACTTCTTGCAAATGTGTGTTTAATACTTCTTCATCCTCTTGTACTGCTTCACGTTCATCTATTACAATCCAACCATCTTGGTTTTCATCTTCAGCTAAATCAATAATCTTTTGTAACTCGCTTTTTTGTTCACTTAATGTTGTGTCTTGTGCAATTGCATCTTCTTTCTTAGCAAATTGGTCTTCGAATGGATTTAAACCCTCGAAATATAACTTTAAACTAATATCATTAACTGCTAATATCTTAGCGATTGCATCTGTAATTAATTGTTGAAATGGTTTAATCACCAGGTTATCAAAGATAATCAATGAATTTTTTAACTCATCAGCATTTGAACTGAAACCCGTACTTGTAGCAATACCAAAAATAAGTGGACTTGTAACGTTATGAGCCAACATAATTTTACGCATACATTCTTCACTCAAGTAATTATAGTGTGCAGGTGCTTCGTTTAATGGAATAGACTCAATAGTTGTAGCGTTATCCTTATTCTTATTGAATGAATAAACGATTTTCTTACCTTTTGAACCCGTTAATTTAGCATTTGCTTTGCGTTCAATCTCTCTTCTTTGCTCTTCAGTACCCGTACCTCCTACGAAGTTAACTACCATTGTAGGACTGAAACCGTTTTGAACGTCATTGATTAAGTAGTCAGCTATTTCTTCCTCCATTACGGTATATGGCAAACCACCCGTATAGTCAACATTAGCGTAATACTTCATCCCTACGCTATAAGGCTTTACGTAAAGTATTTCAATGTCTGATTTACCAAATCCAAAAGCATCAATTCTCTTAGGTACAAACTTTCTTACATCCTCCCAATTATCACTATAATAATACGCTTCAATCTCTCCGTCTTGATTACACTTTTCAGCACGTAATAAATGAACTGGAATGTGGTAAGCCTTTAAAACTTTAGTTCTACTTTTATCGTAGTGTACTTGAATAGCACATTGACCTAATTGCTTAACCTCAACACACAACTTTCTAATGTCATCACTACTTATTAAAGTAACTAATTGAGCGTATTCAGCAGGTTTCTTATTAGCATCTAAAGCAGTTAATCCTTTTCCGTAAATAAGTCTAGTAATGTTGTTTATTACAGCGTTATTTGTAGCCGAATTTACGTGCCTATCAATTAAGAATTGAAAATAATTATTATCCTCACCGTATTCAACCCAGTCTTCACGTGTGCTTTCGTTTATAATCGGTGCTTTATATTCAGCAAGATTGATTACTTGTATTTTTTCGTTATCCATTAATCTAAAATTATGAAGTCATTTGATGTACTTGTACTTGTGTACGTATCTTTATTTATTGTGTAGTCTGAAATAGTCTGATTTGTACAGTAGATTTTATCTATATAAACGGGTGTAGATGAATTTAAAACCTCTAGCCTATATGTATGCTCTTCTTTAAGTGAGAAAATCGCTGTAATCGTATGGTAATAAGTTACATTTGTAGAACTTTGAATGCTTACCGTAGTCGTTACATTCGTTTGTTCATCCGTAATAGTCATAGTAGTATAAGTGTCACTTCTAGGAATGAAACTAAACGTTTGAGCAGTACCGATTTCTTTTAAAACTATCATATCTATAAAACGTTTAAATGATTAATTTGTTAAAATAAAAAAGGCTACCTAATTAAGATAGCCTTTTAAAGTAGTAGTAGTTAATTACTATGAAGTAACAATAGTTGCAGAACTAAACAATGTTGCCAAAGTAGCTTCTGTTGAACAGTTCAAGTGATTTGCTGGGATTCTTTCCATTCCTGTGAATGTAAGTTTATATCCATTAAAATCACCCATGTTTGTTCCATTGTCAATAGTTGCTTCTGTTACATCCATTCCAAACTCTAAACCTGCTAAGAAGTATTGTCCTTGTCTATTTCTTACAACGATGTGCGGTCTACCGTAAGATAATAATTTAACCATCTTAGTTGTTGCAACGTCTTGTTTTTTCAAGTCAATAGTCAATGTTTGCTCAAAGAATGTTGTACCATTCTCTCTTGAAGAAGTACCTTTTTGTACAAATGAATTATTTCCTTTTAAAGAAAATTTGTAAAGGTTAGTAATATTGTTTACATCAGTAATCATATCCGTAGACGTTCCATCGTACGTCAAATCACTTTGCATAGTAGGATTAAAGTTTGCAATGTAGATGATGTCAATACCACCAACTGCATCTTTACAACTTTCTGCTCTACCGTTAGCTAAATCGCATGCCATAATTTTTTATATTTTAATGTTAATAAAAAAGGGAGGAGCGTTTAATTCCCCTCCCTAGTTTTCTATAAATCAGTTATTTACTAATTTGCAGCGTTAGTAATTCCGTATGTAACGATATCTCCAACTGTGTGGTAACCAACTCCTGCAGTCATTCTCATAACCATTCTTACGTTTTCAGAACCATCTAAGTCTGCCATGTCAATAACTTTAACTAAGTTTTGGTCGTTCATCAAACCAGTTGCAAAGAATAAGTTATCTACTGTTGTAGCAATTGCAGTGTTTGAAGCTAAACCATTAGCAACAAAGATTTTCACACCGTCAAATGTTAAATCTGAAAGGTTTTGATACCATTGTGTACCTTGTGCATTTGAACCGTTAGCACCTAATCCTGAAGCTCCAAAACCTCCTAATGCTCTTACGTATGCTCTAGCAACGTTTTGAGAAACATATAAGTATAAATCTTCACGTCCGTAAAGTGTAGCAGGAATTGCGTCTACAATTTTTCCTAACTCAACAATAACATTTGAAGCAGTTACAGTTGTACCAGCAACCTCATTTGCAGTAGGCAAAGCAGCGTCAACAGTTAATTGTGTCATGAATCCGTCAATTGAACCTGAAGTCCCTGTTGCACCCGTCCAAATAGCTACCTCCATTTGTGCAGCAACTTTCTCAATAACGTAAGCAATTAAGAAGTCTGCAAAGTTTTTAGGTAAAACATCATGTGCTGACATTCCCATAGATTCTGCCTCCCAAGTTTGGTGCAGGTCTTTTTTACACAATTGCAGGTTAATTTGCAGTTCCTTAGGTGTTAACACCTTTTCATTTAAAGTTACAGTTGAAGTAGCTGTAAAATCACAAGAGGCGTCTTTCAATACCCCGTCTACTAATAATCTGTGTAATACAGTTTTGTATTTAACGTTTGGTAAAATTGTAATCTTTCCACTAGATAAAGTGTTACCACTTAATAAAGCAGCTTTAACGTATTTAGCTGAATCTTGACCAGCATACGAACTCGTAATTGTTGCAGTAGTTGCCATTTATTTATTATTTATTTGTTGTTGTAAATAGTATTTAAAATTCTGTCTCTGTTAGACATTGTTTTTTGAGCAGTCAATTTAATTTGCTCGAATTTTTGAACGTTTTCAGGATTGAAAGAAATTGGTTTAGGTGTTTCTTCTAACTCAACTACCTCTTTAACCTCTTCTTTAACTTTCAATTGCTCTTTAAGTTCTGTAATCTCTGCTTTTAATTGCTCAATTTCTGCGAAATACGTTTCTTTAGTTACGCTTTCAACAGTCTTTTTTGCAACTTGTGGTGCGTCAACTGATGCTTCAACTGGCTCGTTGTTCATCGGTTCTGCTTCCTCCATTGGTGGTTGTTCTTCTTCTTTAGATGCAATCTCTCCAATAATACCATCTTCGTAAATTTCCAACATATTACCGTCCTCTAATTCGTACTCTCCAATAGGTAATGGAACGTTTCCATTTTCAGAAACAATAAATACTTCTTTACCTACTTCTAATGAATCGAACTCTAAAACAGTAACACCATCAGCCAATTTCATTTGTGCTAATTTTACTTCCATTTCTTCTAACTTTAATTTAACGCTGAATTTTTGCTCTAAAAACTCTCTAACGCTTTTTAATTTATCTTTCATTATTATTTAAACGTTTAGTTAATTACTCTGTTATATATACTAACCTCTTGACGTTGTTACTGTACGCTCTACATTCGTGTTTGTAACGTTTGAAATAGTGTGACCTTGTGTTGCTCCTATTCCTTGTGCTTCTAAACTACCATCGCAACAATTTACGCTGTATGTACCGTCAGGACATAAACATCCTCTATCACCACCTTGTGGACTTGTTAAACTCGCTGTTTTCTTTTTTGCCATTTTATTTTATTTTATTTCTGTTATTACAAAGTTCATATCGGTAACAGTTAAATTCTGAGCCGATGTATTATTAGAAGCGTGAATTTCTAAATAGTCGCCATTTGAATGAGATACAACACAAGCAAATGAAACGTTTTCTGCTCTACCTCCTGCATTAGATGTTGCCTTAGTTCTGCTTGGTGTTCTTATTGCTCCAAGTTTACTATCATAAAAACCAAATTCACATACGTGTGTTGAGCCACTTGTAAAAGAAAGAACGCATTGTATTAAATACTTTCTGCTGATGTTAGCGTTATTGGTTAACCTATTGTTAGAATGTGAGTATTTAGAATTATCAGCACTAGCCGTAGTTGTACCTAATACCTTATAAAAAGTATTCGTAGCACTTACAACCGTAGCAGTAGCGTTGTTTTGCATATATAACTGACCGTTTACAGCCGTATTAGTTATGTTAACGCAATTAGTAAATAAAGACTTATTAGATGTTTGGTCTACTCCACTTATATAAGTACCACCACCACTAAAGTTAACCGTATCTAAAATGTATCTCTCATCACTAATCGTTGCACTAGATGAAACGTTTATAGATGTTTCACCACTTAATGTAACAAATGAACTGTAAATAATTCTAAAACGTCTACTAACCGTTAATGTACTTGGTAAAGTTATTGCAGTACCACCCGTTGAAGTATCAAACAAACAGTTACCAAATGCAATAGTTCCAATCGTACCATCAAACGTTAAACCACTTGAATTTAACATTGCACTATCACCCATTACAAAGTTAGAATAGTCTTTAATCGTTCCAATAGTAGCACAGTCTACAAAGTTAATTCCAAACCAATCTAATGCAGTTGTAACTCCATCCCCATCTAAATTGAATACAGTACCGTGTGTAAATGATATATTACGAATTGGTAAAGAATAAACCGAAGTAATTAAAGCAGTAGATGAATTTAAACCTGTAGATTTTAAATAACAGTTTTCAGAACTTGCTCCTAGTATTACAGTATTCAATCCACATACTAACCTATCCCCTGTTAAATCTACTATTGTTGTGAAGAAATAACTAATAGAATCAGCTAAAGTAATAACTCCACTTACTGCAGTTGGTAAATCTGATTTACTAGAAACGAAAACTATATTACCACTTGAAATTGCACTAATACCTGAAGCGAAATTAGAGTATAATATTTTCTTTGGTACATCACTATCCGAAGCATCTAAGTAAATGCTTTCCGTACCGTCTAAAGTGGTAACGTCTTTATACCTTACAAAATACGGTATTTCACTCATTAATTAAGTTTTCGATTTCTTTGATTAATTCATCTGTTTCAGAAAGTTGCTCACTCGCTTTTACTTCTGCTTCTTTATATTTACCCTCGATTGAGAAACCTTTATACTCTCCATTCTTAACTCTTACCCACTCGCTATCGTTGTAAACTTTCATCTTTACTATCCAACTACCTACGGGTGCGTTAAGGTTATAAATATTTGATTTGTCTTGTTTGTTATCTTCAACAATCCAACTTTCAATAACACTAACACCCTCAACATCTCTTTCATGTTGTGATGTTATTTTATTTAGGTTAAGATTCTTCATGAATAACTCATTTGTCTTTTCGATAGTTTGAGCAGTGAAATAAATATTGAATTCTTCACCGTCTACGTTACGATAAATCTTTTTATCAGGAACTAATGCAATACCTACGACCTCTCTTTTTTCTTCGTTTGTAACCTTTAACTCAATCTCATGACTAGACAAATAAATGAACTGTTCCTGAATTGCAGGCTTGTCAACTAATGAAATTGCGAAGACTCCGTCAACGTTTTCATCCTTAATTATCATTTCAATATCTTCTAACTTTTTCATAATTCTAAAACGTTGCATTTCTTAATCTGTTTCTATCTAATGCTTGTTGTGTAGTCATTTCGCTACTTACAACAAAGGCTTGAACTGGTGCTAAATTGCCTAATTGATTTTGACCGTTATTACCTACTATATTAAAGTTAGGAGTTATTACAGTTGAACTACCACCCATAGCACCACCACCTGAAGAACCTCCTCCACTAAATGAGCCACCTCCACCACTTGAAGCACCACCACCCTCAAACTTTTGAGAAGCTATTTTTTTAACGTTAACTAAACCTGCCGTAATTGCAGCACCCATTGCGATAAAGTTTAACGGAGGAGGAGCAGAAGCCAAAGCAGCATTTGCAGCCTTGTAAGTGTCTATAACAGCCGAAGCAATGTTAACAGCCTTTTGAATCTTAAATGCTCTTTCTTGTTGTTTTCTAGATTTACCTGCAAATAATTCAGTAAGGTTTGAAATAATAGAAAGTGAATCTTGAACACCTTGAACTTGTTGTGATATTCGTTTCTGTTTCTTTTCATCTTCTTCTTTGTCTAACTGCTCTCTATCCTTTCTATACTTCGCCTCAATAGCAGCTATTTCGCCCTCTGTAAGTTCTTTATTTTGTAGAAGTTCTGATTTTTGAACATCTAATAAATCTATCTTTGCCTGAAAATTATTTGCATTGTCAAGTATTGCAGCTTCTAAATATCCTTTCGCATTGTCGTAAATATCTTGGTCTGCTTTCTTCGCTGCTTCTTTTCTATCTTCTTGTTCTTTATTTCGTTTATCTCTTGCTGCTTCGCCTATCCTATTTATTTCGTCTTCTAACTCTTTTCTTGCCTTTATTACTGCATCGTTGTACTCTTTTTCTTTGTCTAACGCAGTTTTATTTTTTTCATTTTGTATTTTAGCTCTTTCGTCTGCTGCTTGTTTATCAATAGCGTTAACTTGAAGTTGATAACCTGCTCTACTTTCTTTAAGTTTTGCTAAGTTTTCCCTTGCCTCTTTCTCTACTAAGTAACCCTCATACTTTACTTTTTTAGGGTCAAATATTAATGAGGCACTCCAATCATTTAATTTGTCAGTTAAGTTGAAATCTTTACCTAAGAAACTACCTACTTTATCAATAGTTTTTAAGATAAGTTGTAACGGTATAGTAGTGAATTGAATAATACCCGTAAGTATTTTCTTATTCCTTTCTTCTGCTTCTACTTGTGCTTTATGTGTATTTATAGTTTGCTCTAATTCTAACTCCGATTTTTTAATTACTTCATCAGTTTGAGCAATCTTTAATTTAAGTATTTCTTTTTCTGTTAAACCTTGTAAGCGTAAAGAGTTATCTTGACTGTTTAATTTATCTAGTTTTTGTTGCTCGATTAATACGTTTTGGTGTGCTTTCTCGTTTAACTTATCTTGTTCATCACTAACACCACTTAACGCTCCTTTAATGTCATCCCAGTAAGTGTAGATAGTACCTAAAGCAATAACTAATAATCCAATTCCCGTTGCAGCAACTGCTCCTTTAATCCCCGTAAAAACACTTTTTGCTACTGCTCCTAATTGTTTGAATGAATCCCTAGCCTCTCCGAGTTGTTGTAGTCCCTCAGAAATAGCCATAGCACTTTGTACTTTTAACAAAGTTTTTTCTACTTCTTCACCCTCAACACCTACTAAACCCAAAGCACCTTGAAACGCTCCAAAACCTGCAGCAACTCCACTCAATGAACTTGTTAACGCTTTGAATTTAGCGTCAGGATTAAAGGCATCTGTTAACGCTTTAGCGTCTCCAATTTGGTCTTTTAATTCAGCTGCTTTCTTTGCTGCTTTAATTGCTGCTTCAGACGTTGCACCAAATTTGTCGCTTAACGCTTCGACTTCTTTTTGTGCTTCTCTAAGTTGTTGTTTAAGATTTCCTACACTTTCAACTTTTATGTCTAACTCAATCTCTTTTTTAATAGCCATTTTTCAACGCTTTAATTTTTCTTACTCCTTGTTTGTAATTACCTACAATAGTAGTTTCAATTTTATACTTTCCTTTTGCAATATCTATAAATTCACTTTCACCGTAAAAGTTAGATATTTGTAATAGTTGAATCAATTGTGCTATCATTGTTTTTGTATTATGTAAGAGTAGTAAGTATCAATAGTTCCATCTTCAAAAGTATACTCAATATCAATTGGAATTACATTGTTATCACCACCCTCTGTTATTCTATTAGAAAACGTTTCAGTTACTCGTGTGTTACCATCTTCTGTTATTCTAGTGTAGTATACATTTGTATCTGTTGGTACTGTTATACTTATTCTTTGCTCACTTGTAATTGTGCTTGGTGAAATAGTAACCCCACCCGTAGTAGTCGTTATTGTAGCACTCTTAACAAAGTTTGGAAATAGTATTTGTGTATCTATTACGCTTGTAGGTTTACCTGTTACAATAATTGGATTGGCTTGTATTGGTCTAAAGTCATTTACTAATTCTAAATTCACTTCGCCGTTTGTTAACTTACTATTCATTTGGTTAATGATATATCGTTTATCTCTAATGATTAACCTATCATTCAATTTTAGTGTTGTAAGTATGCTTAATGGTAAAATAGTTTTAACGTTTGTAACTCGATTCTTTTTGTTGAATAAGTTAGCTAAGTAACCATAGTAATAAGTTGCAAATTTACCTTGTGTTATAGGCACGTTTAAAAGACTTGAATTATCAGAACCCCAATTTAAAGAGTAGTTAGTTGAGTACTGTTTCATGTCTTGACCGAACGGCATATAAGTAGTAAGCGTATTTGTAGTCGTACCATCATAAAACTTTATAGAAGTAGCTTGTTGCTCATACATATAAAGTAAAATAGGTTTAGGTATGTACGGTTTAAAATCAGGTTTTTTAGTTAAGCAAAAACCTACTTGTGTCATTGTACCATCGAACTCGCTATGTAATAAGTTTTCAAAAGGTACTTTAATTTGATAGTCTGCACCATCGTAATTATAAGTATTAAATAAATCCCCATACTCTTTACCGAACGTATCAAAAAACTCTCTATTCATGAACGATTGACTTTGCTCATGTTCAAACTTAATTGTTTTATATAGTGGTATTCTTGAAACGCTTATTTCTTCAGTAGTAGTATATTGTGTTATGTCTATAATTCGCCCTTTATTATACCAATCTTCTAAAGGCTCAATCTGAAATATAGTTTTACTTTTAGCGTAGCACGTTAAATTAAAGTTTTTAAATATACCTGAAATGAAATCATAAACAGTCATGTCAGGCATGAAGCTAGATAAGTCTATATAAGTAGTTGTAAGAGTTTGTGAAGTACCTATACCGTATACAATATCACTTTCAGTTATAACATTTGTTGTGCCTCCTGAAGCTAAACCGAAATCGTAAGTTTCTTCAACTATATAATTATAATTTAATGTTAAAGATACTGTTTGATTTGCTCTTAAAGTGCAATATACCTCTTTGTTTAATCCTACAACAGTTGCATAATTAATTATACTATAAGTTGCATTTCCTGTGCCTGTTAAAGTATTTATTAGAGTATTGTTTTCGTATATGTCGATATAATAAGTTGCACTTAGATTTGAACATCCACTTACTATCAATTCTAATGACTGGTTACCATAAAGGAAATAACTGTATTGATTCCAATATCTAAAGTTAACTACATCAGTAGTAGGATTAATAATTTGAAAACCTGCTATACTATCTAAATGATTATCTGAAGTTACAACATTAACTTTTTGAGTTTCTGTAAACACTTCAAACGCTTCTTTATTTTTTAAGTATAGAAAACAATTAGTAAATCTAGTATCTGTTAAAAATAAACCTTGAAAGTCAATAGACCATCTTAACTCGATAGCTTCAAATATTTTAGATATTTTTAAAGCAGGAAATAACTCGGTGTAATTTATTTTGCCTCCCGTAGTACTTATATCAGTGCTTGTTGCATCTCCATAAGTCCACAACCTTTGTGAAGTAATTAACGGGTATCTTACGTCTACATCAGTAGTATCTGTTATTGCAGTCTGTACATCAGTTCCACTATAAGGAGCGTCTACAAACGTAACATCTAAGTCTTTTAGTTTAGTTTCTCCAAACTTATCTTTAAGGCTTAAAACTTCACCGTAAAAAGTAATCGAATAGTTTTCGTTTTGGTTATTCTTAACCATTGCTTTCTCCAATTGAATTTTACCCGTTCTAAATGGTATGTAATCAATTTCTATAAAAGCATTTCTTCTTAGGTTATGGTCTAGTAAAGTATCTACATCGTTATTGTAAAAGTGTTCAAATATTGCATTATTAACAACGCTTGATGGAACAGTAAAAGATTGAGAGTAGTCGGTGAAAATCTTACTAATATCGTTAATGTTTTGAATCGAACTAGATACTGTAATTTCTTCATCGTTAAACAATTCTATTTTAGAGTAGTTTCCACTATTCTCAACCGTTTCAATATATAAATCTACCTTTCTCATTAAATAACGTTATTAATAGTGTTGTAGTTGTAATCAAATTCTAAAGTGTAGTTTAT